AAGTTGTTATCTTCTGCTGCTCTTCTTGAGTTTATAGCACCATCAATAATTACTTTTATAGATTCTTCTACATTTTGGTCTACAGCACCTATCTGTTTTAAAGATGCAGCAAATATTCCTATATCATGCCCAAAAGCAGATCTAGTTAATAAATCATAATTTCTAATATCCCCTATGATACATTTAATGTTAGGAAATCTTTTCTTAAGATAATAATGTTTTGCCTCATCTCTTGAGTATATTGTAATTTCATTATCATTATAGTAACGCTCTACTAGATGTGATCCTAAATAACCAGCTCCTCCAGTAATGAATATTTTTTTATTTTTTATCATAAGGTATCGTAATAGGCATTTTGTTTTTCTTGACGATCAATTGTTTTTGGATGATATAAAGATAATTGTTCAGTTGAAGGAATAGGAGCATATGTTTTAAAACCCTCTAAAACCTCATGTACTTTATTTTTCCATTTAATTTCTGGGATATTTTTCCAAATTCTCCATTGGTAATCTGGGTAGTTTACCCATCCTTCATCATTAACTTTCCAACCCCATTTTTTAATATGTTCATCAGTTAGACCTTCTACAGTATTAACTCTAGGAACTAAATATACTTCATTATCTGGATTATTTCCTAATATTTCTGGGAGGTAGCCTAATAATACTTTATGAGGCATTTCATCAGCATCTATTTGAAATATATAATCTCCTGAACAATATTCGGTTAGTTTATTTTTCCAATTAGCAAAGTGACCATTAAAGTCTAACCCTCTCCAAAATTGAAAATTAGGTAATTTACTAAACTGCCTTAGATAAGAAGTAATTTCTACATTACCATTTTTTTGATCATAAAGAACAACTATTTCATCCTGTTGTCTCTTATTTTCTAATAAGAATGGAATAAGTTTCTGTATTTCAAGAAACTCATTACATACTGTTATCGCATAACTTATTTTCATATTATTTTATTCTGGTAATAATCCAATATACGAAAGAGCATCTATAAAATCACGTTCTTTGAAGTGCTTTATAGTAGTCATATCGGCTCTATGTTTTTCACCTTTATATTTTTCTTGTTCTTCTTTTGGTATTTTAATAGCTTTTACTGCACCCCAATTCCAACTTCCTATATCTTCTCCTGAGGCAAATATCATTCCATTTTCTTTAACATTAACAATATTAGGTAACCATATTAATTCAGTTTCAGGATCAGTCCATGCTAAATCCTTATAAATCTCAGGTAAAACATTTACTTGTTCTTTATAAAATTCAGAACCTTCTAACATTAAGGTATTAGTCCAAAATCCACATGATAAACTATAATAGTTAGTAACATCTTTATTTATTTCCGTTTTATAACATAAATCACCTCCGGATTTAGGACAATTTACTATTGTATCAAAATTCATATTAATTTAATTTTTTCATTTTAGGTAAACTTAATTTAGGAAGAGATAATTCTACTTGTTTTGGCAAATCAGATGTTGCTTTATCAAGGCTACTTTCAACTAATTCTTGCATTTTATCCCAACTAAAATTTGTTTTAACATACTGTTTTTGTTGCTTGCCTTTAACACTAAATGATTTATATTTTTTAAATACATCTTTAAATGATGCTCTTAAATGTGTTGCACTAACTTGAAACCATTTACTCTCTCTTATTAACCAATTATTTGCAGCACTCTGGTGAACATCTTCTAAATTCCCAGGAAGTAAAGTAACATATTGGGAATTTAAAAAATCTATATGTCCTGACCATCCTGAAGCTATTATAGGTTTACCTATAGCAGAAAATTCTAATAGAGGACGTCCAAATCCTTCACCCTTAGTAATAGTTACCATTGCTTTGATTTTAGGATTATTGTATAATTCATTCATTTCATAATCACTAAATTCCCCATCTATAAGATATACATTAGGTAAATCTTTAGAATTAATAGTCTTTTTAATAGCCCTAATTTTTTCTAAAATTTCATCCCTGCTAATATAAGAAGAAGTACCTACAGATGTTTTAAGAATTAACGCTGGTCTTTGTTTTTTATTCTTGAAGGTTTCAAAAAATTCTTGAACTAAAACACCTACATTTTTTCTATCATGACCATGACTACCTTGCATCCAATGTCCAACAAATAAATAACAAAATGATTCACTAATTGAAGATAAATCAAAAGTTTTTAATTCACTATTTTTTAAAGGTTTATATACATCTAAATTAACTCCTTCGAATATAACTTCTATAGGTTTAGTTAATACAACAGGTGTGCCTGTAGGTTTATTAGTAATTTTATCTACTTTATCAAAACGAGCACTTTCAAATACAGTTTTAGCATGATTAGATGAAACCCAATTTAAATTCATTCTATTTAACCCTTCAACCCACTCACCCTTACAAGCTGTAGATTCAATACCTGCGGTACATCCAATGTTAAATTTACCAACGGGACTGAATTCATTTGGAATTGTTATTTGCATCCAAATATCAGGTTGGGATTTATTCCAATCTGATTTTGCTAGATGTTCTATTAAGAATTCCCATTCAGGGTTTTCTTTACAAAATCCCCATGAAGTCTCTCCCCATTTTTGGGATAATAACTCAACATCATATTTATTAGTTTCAATAATAGCCTTTGCTATATCTCTACTACGTGCTCCATAACCTGAATAGGTGTCGAATGGGCAACTTATTACAAAACGTGGTTTATTCATTAATATATTATTTTATGGTTTAAAAATTTACCTTTATACTCTGTGGCATTAGTTATTTCATATTTTTCTCTTGGGACCCAACTTTTAAATAATTCATCAAAGGCTGTAATTATTCTTTCCCCTTGATGTTTAGAAGTAAATCCAGCTTCATTACTCATAGCCCATTCTCTACCCTTTAATCCTCTTTGTTTTAAATTTTCTCTACCTAATTCATAACATTCTATAATTCTTTCAGTAGCATCTTCAAAACTACATCTATCATCATAGATATAAGGGGTTGGAGGTGATCCTTGTATTGATCTTGAAGTAGGATAAACAGGAAATGCCCATTCACCATGTTTCTTATATGTACCTCTATGGTTAGATGGAATATCAGCATCAGGTTCAAACCATTGGTTTTTATCATCAACAAATCTCATTTGATCTTGCATTCCACCTGTAGTATTGGCTATAACAGGAGTTCCAGCTAATATTGCTTCTGTAACCGTTAATCCCCAACCTTCATTGGATGTTAATAATATTTGAACATCTGCTATATTATATATAATATTTAATGATGCTTCAGGAAATTTACGATCAAGGATTATATAACTATTTTCATAATCTTCACCCAATATATAATCACAAACTTTAGATAAATCAGTACCAGCATCTGTAACTACTTCAGTTTTCATTACTAACCTACATTTGTCTGATTTTTCTTTAGGTAAAGAATCTAGGAACAGTCTATAAGCCATTATAGTATCAGGAATTGATTTTCTTCTTATATTTCTTGAATTAAAATATAATACAAAATCTACTTGTTGGTCTTTAAATAACAGTTTCCTGAATTCAATTAATTCTGGGTTTGAATCTTTTAAAGGTGTAAATATGTCTGGGTTTTTACCATGTGGTAAATATTTAAAAATAATATTTTTTTCTGACCCCTTTAATACCAGTTTATTAATATTTACTGTTTGTTTTGATATACCCATTAGTAAATCACAAGCTTCATAATATGGTTTGTTAAACATAGGAGCTGGATAATCATCCCAAATATTTAGATATGTAATTGGAATTTTTTTTCTAATTTCCTGCTCCATATTCCAAATATGCATAAAATATCTTGGGTCTGTAAATAACATAATAGCATCCGGTTTTTCTCTTGCTATAACTTCTCTAATAATCGAAGATTGTCCGTATCCATCAACAGGATATAAAAAAACACTAGAGTCTGTTAAACCTGATTCCGTATCAGTTGAAGGAGATAAATCTAATATCTTGCCTTTATCTGGGTGCTTTATAGATCCGGCAATTTGTACCCAATTAAAATGCTGGCATGTATGAAGTACTATTTCTTTAGCAACAGTTGCTACTCCAGAATGTACTCTAATATCATCACAAATTAATAATATTTTTTTTCTTTTATCCTTAGGGATATATTTAAAGTCTTTATTCATTATCATTTATTTCGAGATTAATTTGATTTGTAATTTGTTTTCGGAAATTTTCATCTGTAAGATACAAAAACAGAGCACGATCTGCAAGTTTTTGAAAGGAAAATTTACGTTTTACACATTCAATTTTAAAATTCTCGAATAAATCGCTTTTGACTTTAACACTAGTTAGTGTCATTTTTTTTGGATTACTCATAGTCTTTATTTATTAAAACATTATTTATATATATACGTATGTGGGAACCTACGAAAAATGTTCACCGGCTCCACATAATTCTTTATCTTTACTATAAGGACAGAAATTACAATTCCATTTTGATGGTGATTTGTGATAATCTGCTTCTTTTATCTTCCCACTTGAACTGAAACATTCATTAATAAAATCATGAATAGCGTTTTTTGCTCTTGATAGTTTAATTTTACCACTTGGTGGTACAAACTGTTGGACTCTATAAGCTTGATACGGTGACATAAGCTTTTCATCATCAGGGTCTAATACTTTTCTTTTAAGGATAAAGAATTCAATTTCAATCTTATCTAAAGGTATTCCATATTGTTCTGAAAAGTATTGTTTGTATAATAATAATTGGAATTGTTTATTTTCATCTTTTTTGGCATAATCATTCCAACCATTAGTACTTGTCTTTATGTCGATTATCTTAAATGTCTCTGTTGCTTCATGGTATGTGACAACATCAAGATACCCCATGTATAATACGTTATTCAACATTTTATTTGGTGCTACTACAATAGGTATTTCACAACCTACTAAATATGTACCCTTTTTGCTAAAATATCTACTACGTTTTTTCTTAAACCAATCTAATATAGCAACACCATCTTCAAAAAATTCTCTCATTTCTGCTGCATCTGAGAAATGTTCTGATTTGTTTGACTTGTATTGTTTTTGGTATTCACCTATATATGCTTCTTGGAAATATTCTTCCATGTTGATATCTCTATCTGCAGCCGCAAAAGATTTTTCATATGCTACATCTAAATAATGTTGCATCGCTTCATGGACAGCTGTTCCAAATACAGTATGTATAGAAGATGTAAATCGTTTAATTTTATCTTTATACTGAAGTTTCCACCTATGAGGGCACCCTCTAAATATAGACATCTGAGAAAATGATATATTCTTTTGATATGCATAATTAACAGGTGAAGGTGGATTATTTCTAATCTCTTTTACTATTTTTGGGAGCTTTTTCGCCAAATTATTTTTTCCATTTGTCTCGACCTACCAAAAGACCGATTATTCCATAATTGGCAATATCAATAAATGTATCTTCCATACCTTCACCTTTAACAAATGCTCTACCATTAACTAATAGATTTTTTAAACGTGATATTTTATCGGTTAATCTAATACATAACCCAGTTAGTGAAAATTGTTTGTCATCGCTATTATTAACGATATCTCCGCCTAATGTTATGTTGTTTAAACCATAATCCATATGTTTAGCCGCAAACATAACATACATTTCTTGTTGTATCTTAATAAATTCAACGCTTAAATCTGGGTATTCTTCCT